CGGCCGCGCCCGCTGCCACCGACCCCAATGCAGCGCCCGCCGCCCCGCAGGCGCCCGCGCAGCCCGGCCAGCAGCCGACCGTGGACGACGAGGTGAAGCAGCTGGGCCTGAAGGAACGCGCCGCCGAGCGCTTCCAGGAGCTGCACACCCAGGCGCGGGATGCCCGCGAGCGCGTCAGCCAGTGGGAAACCACGGTGGAAAGCACCGGCGCGACCCCGCAGCAGTTCGGCGAGACGCTGCGCTACCTGGCCGACGTCAACTCGGGCGACCCGCAACGCATGGCTGCCGCCTACGACCGCATGCAGGGTGAGCTGCAATGGCTGGGCAGGCAGCTGGGCCGCGAGGCGCCGGGCTTCGACCCGCTCAGCGCGCACGCCGATCTGGCCGGCCGTGTCACCTCTGGCGACATCACCCGCGACGTGGCGCTGGAACTAGCCCAGCACCGGCAGCGGGGCCAGCTGCAGCAGACCCACACCCAGCAGCGGTACGACCGCCAGCAGCAGGATGTGGCGTATCAGCAGGGCCTGGCCTCGGTCCAGCAGCTGGGTGCACAGCTGCGTGCTGGTGATGCCAAGTTCGACCAGAAGCTGGCGCTGCTGGCGCCGAGTATCGAGATTATTCAGCGCACGCTGCCGCCGGCGCAGTGGCCGCAGGAGATCCACCGCGCCTACCTGAGCCTGCCGGCCATGGCGGCTCCCGCTGCAGCTGCGGCCGCCGCGCGGGCAGCACCGAACCCGATCCGCCCGAACGGGGGCGCACCGGTGGCGCCGAAGATCACCACCGAGAACGCGTTCGACATCGGGGTGCAGGCGGCCCGGGCGCGCGGGCAGTAACGAACAAGGGGCCTTTCGGCCCCTTTTTCTTACACGCATGCAACTTCGAACAACGGGTTGTCGCCTATCACCCTTCCGTCTGGATGGGTCAGCCAGCCTTCCCAGTTCACGAAGCGTCGGCGGTCATAAGCCAGCACGTCTTCAACCAGCAGATTTCCGTCCAAGTCGTAGAACCGATCGCCACTTTGCGTCCTGGCAACTACGAAAGCTCTCTCGCCAAGGACTATGGACGCTGGCCACTTTTCATCACTGTCGGCCAGATGCTCCGTGATTCCAGGAATACGAACTTCAATGCGGTACTCGCCACCGACGTACGTGACAGTTCCGCCCAGCTTTCCTGCGAACGCACCTACGGCACCACCGGTCAGCTGGACGGCGCATGAGTAGGTGGCATTTTCGTTCTGCGACTTCACCGCCAGAAACCAAATCCCGCTCTGAATGAAGAAGTGACCGGCAGGAACCCTTTCTGCCTCGACAGCGAACAGCGCCTTTACTGGGATTTCCATTCCACTGAACCCTCTGAGATACCGGCTTGCCCCGGCGCGCCGAGTTTACCGCTCAGCCGGCCCATTGACGCGCCCACCAGCACTGGCATCTTGACCACCGAGCGGCACACCAGCCGCCCCGCGTGTGACGTAAGCCGGGTTCGCCGCCGGTAGCGCTGTAACGAGCCTCGCGCCCTCGGAACGCGGAAAGACCCTCAGCCCTCGCGGGCTGGCCATCTTTCCTTCCGAGGCCACTCCTATGCCGCTTACCGCCGCACAGCTGCTGTCTGGTGCCAACACCCAGCTGCAGTCCTACGCCACCAACGACCCGATCGACCAGTTCACGACCCAGCGCCCGCTGGCCGACTGGCTGATCCAGAACCGCCAGGATTCGATCTTCGGCAACGGCGTCTTCAACGAGAAGGTGCGCTACACCAACGACTCGAACTACCAGAACTACACCGGCGACGACCAGGTCACCTACAACCGCAAGAAGACCGTGCGGCTGGCCCCGTTCCAGGCGTACGAGGCCTTCGACGGCTTCACCCTCAACGAAACCGAGCTGGCCAACAACGGCATCCTGCTGACCGACGACCGCAACGCGGTCATGACGGACGCCGAGAAGATCCAGATCGTCAACATCCTCCAGGAGAACTGGGCCACCCTGAAGGACGGTTTCCAGGAGAACTGGGACATCGAAGTCCATCTGGACGGCGCCACCAACCCGAAGGCTGTGCCGGGCCTGGACGCGCTGGTCAGCACCACCCCGAACGTGGGTACCGTCGGCGGCATCGACCGCGCGGCCACCCAGTACTGGCGCAACTGGGCTGACATCGGCATCAGCACCGGCACCGCCGGCAACCTGATCTCGCACCTGGAGACCCTGTGGCGCAAGTCCATCGCCTACGGCAAGTTGGGCGCGCCCGACTTCATCCCGGTGGGGTCGGAGATGTACGACGCGATCCAGGCCGATGCGCTGAAGGTCATGAGCCGCCAGATCACCATGGGCACCTCCACCACCGGTGGCGTGACCCTGGACCCGTCCACCAAGGCCCTGGCCTTCAAGGGCGTGCCGGTGGTGTGGGATCCGACCTTCGACGCCCTGGACGACCTGCTGGGCACCATCGCGGTGCCGTGGAAGAAGCGTGGCTACTTCCTCAACAGCAAGTCGCTGAAGCTGCGCCCGGTGAAGGGCCGCTGGATGGTCCGCCGCACGCCGCCGCGCGTGTACGACCGCCACACCCACTACTTCGGCATGACGGCGCACTACGGCCTGACGCTGAAGAAGGGCAACAGCAACGCGGTCTTCTCGATCGCCTGACCCCACGCAACGCCGGCGGGGGCATGCCTCGCCGGCAGGAGAACGAAATGCCGAACGTGAAGACGCTCCCGACCGGGGGCACCATCGTCAAGCTCAACAAGACCCCGCTGCTGGGCGGTTGGGGCCGCGAAGGCCTGGCCAACCTGGGCGGAAACACCGCAGTGACCACCGGCGTGCTGCTGCAAGGCCACGAAGCCCCGGCCGACGGCAGCACCCCGGCCGCCGGCAGCTCGGGCTGGTTCACCGTGCTGAGCGCGGCCGCAAACCTGGCACCGGTGGTCGAGATAGCCGACCTGCCGGACTTCATCCGCACTGGCACCGCCGCGACGGCGCCGATCACCCTGGAGGGCGTGCAGTAATGGCCAAGACCGTATCCCTGCTGTTGCTGACGCTGGTCATCGACCGCGACGCAACCACCAAGCTGCCGGTGCAGATCTTCGACTACGAGCTGCCGATCGTGGAAGAGCTGTACCCGCCGGAATCCATCAGCGAGCAGAAGCGCGAGGCCATCGAGGTCAAGGACTTCGACGTGGCCGAGGTGTTCGCCGGCCTGCAGAACAAGTACGGCCGCACCCCGGACGGCGAGGAGGCGCTGAAGCACGCCTACCGCAACGAGCGCGAGTTCACCAAGGCCGTGCAGGACAGCATCGCCGCGGCCAAGGACGAAGCCGAGCAGGTCGACCAGGACGACGAAGAAGAGGACGACCAGCCCACCGAGCTGGAAGCCCTCGCCGGCAAGACCGTGGCCGAGATCGAAGCCGAGCTGGAAAACCTGACCGACGAAGACCTGCATGAGCTGGCCGAGATCGAGAAGGCCGGCAAGAACCGCAAGGGCGTGATCGACGCCATCAACGCGGCGCTGGGCGACCAGGGCAGCGAAACCGTTTAAGTCCGCTGGCGGCGGGCTGGCGGCCGGCCGGGGCAACTCGGTCGGCCGTTTTTCTTTCTGGAGAGCAGATATGGGCGGCAACAACGCACCGATCATGGTCAACGGCGGCAACGTCTACGACAGCCCGCTGGGGTACGACGCACCGGTGGACTACGACACCGCGCAGGTGAACATGCAGGCCATCGGCACCGACTGGTCGCTGAAGAAGTGCCGCCAGGAGGTCATCCGCCGCCTGGGCTTCGTGGTGGAGCCGGTGAAGGTGCAGCGCACGTTCGCCCAGCTGCGCAGCACCGTGGCCACCGCGCTGGGCTTCAGCCACGTGGCCGTGCCGGCGCAGCGCACGATGGAGTCACTGCGGCTGGAGCTGCTGCGCCGCCTGGGCTTCTCCGCCCAGGCCGATATGGGCTTCTGGTCGCCGGGCATGAAGGAGCTGCTGACCAACTTTCTGTACGAGGCGCAGGTAGCGCTGCAGCACCAGTACCGGCTCAGCGTGGACACGCCGCTGGCGCCGTTTCAGGCTGATGCCGACGTGACCACGCTGGACCCGTGGGCGGTGTTCCTGCTGGCGCTGGCCAACGCCAAGGCCCACCACGGGCAGACCGATTCCAAGGCGTACTTCGAACAGCTGGGCGGCTACATCGCCACCGCGGCGAAGTCGGCGGACATCGACCAGATCATCAACAGCGCGCAGGACTCGCTGCTGCAGCGCTACGCCATGGACCGCTACACCGACGGCAGCGCGCCGCTGGTCGACGGCGGCGACAAGACCCTGATCGACGGCGTGGCCGTGGAAGCGCAGGCGGTGGCCGACGCGAAGGCGAAGTACGGCCAGAAGGACGCCGAGGCCTACTACGCGCGCCTGAAGGAGATGGCACAGCGCCGGCCGTTCGACCTGGACGCCATGGTCGACAGCTTCATCCGCGACGCGCAGGACCAGCTCTACCAGCAGTACAAGGAGCTGCGCACCGAGCGCTGGTGGACTATCCAGTGCGTGCCAGGCGCCAACCTCTACGACGTGCCGCTGGATCTGGACCAGTACCTGGACTTCCGCCGCATCACCTGGGCCGGCATCCAGGACGACGTGCAGTGGTCGCCGCTGATCGAGGGCATCGACCCGTTGCTGTACACCAGCAACTCGCTGAGCAAGCCGGCCTATTTCCGCGTCACCGGCTGCATCGAGATCTACCCGGCGCCGGACCGCGCCTACACGATCAAGATTCGCGGTCACCTGGGCCTGAAGTGGCTCAACGGTGACGACGACCTGCTGACGGTGAACAGCCGGGCCGTGTTCCTGCACTCGCTGGCCAACGCGAAGGCGCACTACCAGCAGCCCGACGCCGGCAACTACATGCAGCAGGCCCAGGCCTACGTGCGGCAGCTGATCGCCGGATCGCATGGCACCCGTCGCTACATCCCAGGCACGCGGCAGATTCCGGCTGCGCGCAGGCCCATCCCCGTTGGCGGCTGGCCGGAGAATCACTGATGCGCGCCACCTACCTCAGTGCGGTCAAGGCCGGCATCACCCGCCTGCGCGACAAGGGCGGCGCGTCCGAGGATGCGCTGTTCGACCTGGTCAACGGCTACGTGACCGCGGCGCGCACCATCAAGATGCGCCAGGCCGCGCACATTGCCATGAGCCTGCCGCCGGGCACCATCGGGCTGACGTCCTTCAAGGGCGCATTCGTGGCCTACGCCGACGAGGTCGTGCCGCCTGGCCCTGGCTACTCGGTGGTGGTGCTGAAGCACCCCAGCAACGGCTCGGCCACGCTGCAGGAGATCCACTACGCGCTGCCGTACCTGGGCTTCCTGTACGTGGCCGCGCAGTTCTCCGATGGGTCCACCTATCACTACTGGCTGGAAGAGGGCGATCCTTGGGCGGCCGGCACGACGTACCTGCCTGATGCGCTGGTCAGCCCGACCGTGGCCAACGGCCTGGCCTATCGTCTGGTGGAAACCGGCGGCGGCCACCCGGCGTGGGAGGCCTACGCCACGCGCGCGGTCGGCAACATCGTGCTGCCCACCACCGGTAACGGCTTCCAGTACACCGTCACCTCGGTCAGCGGCGCCAATGCGCGCTCTGGCGACACCGAGCCCACGTGGCCGGCAACGGCCGGCGGCACGGTCAACGAGGACGTGGCGATCGAGAACCCGCTGGCCAATGCCGGCAGCGGCACGGCCGGTGGATCGGTGCCGCAGTGGTCGCTGGGCAAACAGGTAGCGAAGGGCGACCTGATCCGGCCGATCAACCTGCCGGCGCCAACGCCCACTGCGCCGATCAACGCTGGGTTCACCAGCGGCGCCACGGGCTGGGATCTGGAAGGCGGCGCGCAGGTCACGGCCGGCCAGCTGGAACTGCCGGGGCGCATCAGCGACGGCGCGGGCGTGAATCAGGCCCGGTTCGTGGTTGCCGACGGCGGCAGCCTCACCGCCACGGCGCTGATCGACCAGGGTCCGGCGGTTGCTGGTGCCACGCGCGGCTGGGCCGAGATCCGGTGGTACGACAAGGATGACACCATGGTGTCCTACACCCAGGGCACGATGATCAGCAGCGGCGTGGCCACCTCCACGGTCACCTCGCCGAAGCCTGCAGGCGCCGCCTACGCGCGCGCCGCGATCGGCCTGTGGTCTGTGGCCGACCACAACCATTCCACCTACGGCGACAACCTGACCGTCAGTGGCGCGGCCAACGGTTTGCCGGCCGGTCTGGTCTACCGCGCGGTGCAGGAGGTGATCGGCCACACCGGCGCGACCGAGCCCGCATGGCCGAACATCCTGGGCAAGCGCGTGGTCGACGGCGGCGTGACCTGGGAAGCGGTGGCGATCACGCGCGTGACCTGGCAGGCAGCACCGCTGTACGTCAGCGCCGGCAGCGAGCCGGCATGGCCCACAACCGTGGGCGGCACCGTGGTCGACGGCAGCGTGACGTGGCAGGCCGTCAGCCGGCGCATCGAGGACGCCAACTGCCCGAACAGCCCCGTGGTGGCCATCGGGGCGTCCAAGGTGTTCGCCGGCAATGGGGACACCGTGCCCTACAGCGCCACCGTGGCGCCTAAGGACTGGAGCAGCGCGGACGATGCCGGCTTCCTGCCGGTGGGCCTGCAGAACTACGGCGCGAACCCGGTGGCGGCCATGGGCCTGTACCGCGGCAACCTCGCCGTGTTCAACGCCGAGGCCCTGCAGCTCTGGCAGATCGATGAAGACCCGGCCAGCATGGCGCTGCTGGACGCGCTGCCCATCGGCAGCACCCAGCACCGGGCCATCGCGGCGGTGGCCAACGACCTGATCTTCCTGGCAAGCCAGGGCGTGCGCAGCATCGGCATCGCCGCCAGCAGCACCAACTTCCAGGCCGGTGACGTGGGCATGCCCATCGACGTGCTGATTCAGGCATGGCTGCAGGACACCACCGTGGTGCCGCGCGGCCTGTACTACCCAGCGGCCGGCCAGTACTGGCTGATGTTCGCCAAGGGCGGCCAGACGGAGGTGTTCGTCTACTCGATGACGCAGATTGGGCAGGTGGGTGCGTGGAGCCGGTACGTGTTCCCGTTCGAGGTGCACGCCTGGGCCATTCAGGGCGATTCGCTGTATCTGCGCTCGGCCGACCGGATCTACCGCATGGTGGATGGCGCGATCGGCGACGAGATCACCGCCGGCGTGTTCACTCCGTTCCAGGGCGTCATCCAGTGGCCGTGGCTGGACTTCGGGCAGCCGGGCGTCACGAAGATGATGTACGGGTTCGAGGTGGTCGGCCGCGGCAAGGTGGGCGTGCAGATCGGCTTCGACCAGACCAGCCCCAATGCGTTCACGCCGGCATTCGTGGTCGACCCCGACACGCTGCCCGGCGGCCCGGTGCCGATGTCCGTTGCATCGCCGACCTTCGCCGTGCGCCTGGTCTACGACGGCACCGAGGCCTGGCAGTGGAACGCGTTCGGCCTGTATTTGCAGGACTTCCGGCCGATGTCGTGACCCTTGAACAGGGGGAGGCGGAGGGCAGCATAGGCGCATGATTCCCCCCCGTCTCCCTCGCAACGTCGTGCCCTGTCGGCCACTGCACCTGGTGGTGCTGGCCGACTGCCTCCGCGAGGAAGAGCAGCAGCAGTTCCGGGCCGTCCTCGGCGGCACCACATACAACCCCGACACCGCTGCGCATGCGCTGGTGAACATGTGGTCCGCTTCCGCCCCCTACGCCCTGACGGTGCTGCGCGCCGACGGCACGCCGGCCGCTGCCGGTGGCTTCGAGTACGTGGGGCAGGGCATCTGGCAGTCCTGGATGGTCGGTACCGACGCGGGCTGGGCAGAGCAGTGGCGCGCGATGACCAAGGCCACCCGCTGGCTGATGGATCGACTCTTTGCCGACGGCGCGCGCCGGCTGCAGGTGAACGCTCTGGCTGATCGGCACGCCGCGATCGAGTGGTTCGAGCGGTCGCTGGGCATGTTGGACGACGGCGTGTGGGGTGGCCACGGCGCAAACGGCGAGGACATCGCCCACTTTTCCCGAATGCGAGGTGCCTGATGGGCGCGAGTAGCGGCAGCAAGGCGGCCAACGCGGCCGCACAGACCGAGGGCTGGCGCACCTCGAACATCAACCGTGCCGTGGGCCAGATCAACGACATCTACGGCTCGGCCAACCGACAAGCTGGACTTGACGACTTCCTGGGCGCCACGCGGCAGTTCTACGGCGACGAGCTCAACCGGCAGAAGGCGCAGGCCGACCGCAGTCTGAAGTTCGCCATGGCGCGCAGCGGCCTGTCGGGCGGCTCGGCCACCGTGGATGCCAACCGGCGGCTGGGCGAGGACTTCCAACGCGGCGTGCTGGACTCGGAGCGCCTGGCGCAGGGCGCGCTGGCTGATCTGCAGGCGGCCGACGAGACGTCTCGCCAGAACCTGATCTCGCAGGTGGCCGGCGGCATGAGCCTGACCAGCGGCGCCACGCAGTCCGCGCTGGCCATGCAGAACAACCTGCAATCCGCGCAGGGCCGCCTGCGTGCCGACGCGCTGGGCGACGTGTTCGGCGGCCTGGCCGACGTCTATACCCGAAGCCGAGAGACCGCCGCAGACCGCCGCGGCTTCCGTGACGTCTACAACACCCTGTACCAGCCGGGCTTCGGCTACGGGAACAGCCGATGAACGCGCTGCCGCAGGTGCTGGAAACCATGGATGCCCTGGTGAGCCGGCCTAGCCTCGCCGACATCCTGCTGCTGCAGGACCAGTGCGCGCAGCTGCCGCAGGTGGATATGCCGGTCGAACACGTGTTCCTGCCGGGCCAGTACCTGCGGAAGATGACCATGCCGGCCGGATCGCTGGTGGTGGGCAAGCGGCACCGGTACCGCCATGCGCTGATCGTCACCGGCCACGTCACCGTCCGCACCGCCGATGGCATGCGCGAGCTGCAGGGCACCCACATCATCGACTCGCCGGCCGGCATGAAGCGCGCGATCTACGCGCACGCGCCGAGCGAGTTGGTAACCGTCCACCTGACGGACGAAACCGACCTGGACCGGATCGAGGCGCTGGTGATCATGCCCGATGACGAGCCGCTGGCACTGGAGGATCAGCCATGACCTGGGTAGCAACCGCTATCGCGCTCGTTGCCGCCGCAACGCAGCAGTACACCTCGCACAAGGAGAGCAGCGCCCGCGACAACCGCATGGCGCAGCAGATCCGCACGCAGGCCGAGAACCAGGACCGCGCCGACGCGGCGGTGGGCGACCTGCTGGCCCAGCGCGCCACCGACGATGGCAGCACGCAGCGGGCAGCCACCGAG